AGCAGGGCTTCGTTGGGATCTTGACCTATTCCGTGATTTCTGACATTGAACTGGTGCCACAGATTGGCGACTTCCAGTTTGAGATCGCGACTGAGTTCGGTATCCCGCGAGGGCAGAACACGAACATCAGTTACTACCAGCTGGCATACGCCTATCAGGATTACGACCTGAAGCTGGGCTACACGTGGAAGTTCCTGCGTGATGCTCCTAGTCAGCAGATCGAAGCAATCCACACGAAGGCGATCCAGGCCGACCAAGCACTGGTATTCCGCAAGACGATGGAATCCCTGTTCGACAACCGGAGCCGGCAGACCATCATAAACGCGATGACGTTCAACGTTTACCCACTCGCGAACTCTGATGGCTGGATTCCGCCAAGCTACAAGGGTGTCGTTTTTGACGGCACGCACAACCACTACTTAACGAGTGGTAACGCAGTCGTTGACTCCGGCGACTTTGAGATGGCGGTCAATCACCTAACCGAGCACGGTTATGGATGGGACACCGGCACTCAGCTGATTTGTTTCGCCAACAGGTCGGAAGTCAACAACATCCGCAAGTGGCGGTTCGGCCAGGTCAGCGCAAATACTGTTGTCGCTAACTTTGACTTTGTGCCGGCTCTCGGCCAGCCGGCACTTCTGGTCCCGAACGCTGAAGGCCTGCTAGGTGGTCAAGCCCCGGCAACCTGGAATGGCCTTCGCGTATCTGGTGCGTATATGGACGTCATGGTCATTGAAGAGCCGCTGATGCCTCCTGGCTACATGCTCTTCCTGAGCACCGGTGGTGTGAATGTCGACGAGAACATTGTCGGTGTTCGCGAGCACGCTTCGCCTGCCTGGCGGGGTCTGAAGTTGATGCCTGGTAACCAGCAACGTTATCCGCTGATTGATGGTTACTATGTCCATGGCTTCGGCACCGGGATTCGTCGGCGTACTGGGGCTGTTCTGGTCCAGGTCACTGCAAATGCCAGCTACACGATTCCGCCGCAGTACGCACATTCCACCGCAACAGTGTGAGGTAAAGATGAGCAAAGAAATTGACCTCGACAAGCCATTGTCTGACGAAGATAGGGAGTGGCTTCACGAGCATTCGTTGGACCACCAGATCCAAGCGAATGATCGTCAATTTGCCGAGGAATCAGAAGAGCCTGAAGTGGATGAGGATGGTGGTCAGGAGTTTGTGACTACTGGCGCTAAGGCACCATGGGAACCTGGTCAAGAGCCAGTGCAACAATTTGCTCAACGTCCATACGATCCTCCGATGTCAGGCAACTGGGATCCAGGTCCAGTCGTGTCTGAAGAAGATGTCGAGGCTCAGATCGAAGCACAAGAAGCAGAGGCTGAAGGCAGAGAGCCTAAAGGCAAAGCTGCAGCTGAACCAGACGACGACCTTGACACCTGGACGGTCGAAGAACTAAAGGATGAATTGGCAGCACGTGGTGAGCCTACTTCTGGTAACAAGGCTGACCTAGTCAAGCGACTCAGAAAGGGCTAGTGACTTGGCTGACCAGACCGTTATTGATAACGTCAAGTTAAACCTACCCACGTGGATAGGTGAGCTTACCGATTGGGATGACACTAAGATCGGTAAGGTGCTTGATGGAAATCAAAACAATGTCTTTAAGACAGTCTGGCAATTTTGGCTGCAAAGAGTAAGTGATCTATCGGCGCTGACAGACGTCATTGATGCCGGCGCCAGTAGGCCGCTCAGCCAAACGTATCAGCATGCTCAGGATATGCTTCAGTATTGGAACAAGATTGCCGGCTCCGATGCTACGAGCGTAGGCAAGATCAAGAGGCGTTATCACCCGAGGCACACTCATACTCCGCCATTTGGCTTGCAGCCTTACGGGGGTGTGTATGTCAGGACCGATTGATGTCACACCTGATATCGAAGCAACCCCAATCCTTAAGGGGATAATGACTGGACTGCTTCGGTATACCACTAGATGGTTCATCATAGATACCGCAACGATTGCTGGACCAGTTAATATTGCTCTTAGGCGCCAGGTAGCAGTCGACAAGCCTGGCGGAGGCCGTGACTTCACCACTGTTACAATACCTAGTCAAGTTTTCCGGCTTACCAATCAGACTACTTCTGACGGTCTTGGCTATAGTAGTAACGACGATGGCCAAGTTCGTTCGGATAACTATGTTTTAATTGGTGCTTATGACGCCGATGTACAAGAAAATGATACTTGGCAAGACAAAACTGGTCAATGGAAGGTAATGGGACTTCAGCCTAATAACGGGTATGAGACTAGGGCCAATGTCATTGCATTCACTACTGACCCTGATTACGGGAGCTAGCTATGACTGCACCCGTAGCCTCCTACAGTCGGAATTTTACATTTGATCAAGGCAGTTTAGGTCGTAATCTGGCTACGTTTGATGAGAAAGTCCACGAATTCATCAAACATGATTTAGAGGTAACAGCTGCTCGTGGTGAAGTAGTCATGAAAGCCCATGCACCATGGAAAGATGAGACCGGCGAGGCTCGCGCAGGGCTATGGTGTGATCCATGGTGGGATCGGAGTGGTCACTACAGTATCCTGATGGGCCATACTGCTGAATACGGCATCTATCTTGAGAAGTCTAATGGCGGTAGGTTTCAGATTGTTATGCCTACACTGGTGGCAGTCTCTCGCGCTTTTATGGAGTCGCTTGAGGGTATGCTAAATCAGCTTGATAACCCTGCTCCTGTTGCTGCTATTATCGCGCCTGGTGTCGGGGCTACCCAAGGTACTTCTCAGGGTGTTATAGAGCATGGTCAGCATGTTCGTGGAGCCGCTGAAAAGCCAAAGTTCTACTTCCGTAATGAGCGTGGACAGTTCGTTAGCACTAAGATCAGCATCACTCCAAAGCCTAAGACGAAAAGGACTAGCAAAACTGGTACAAAGAGTACTGCTAAGACAAAGAGGACATCGACAACTGCGAAGAAGAGTAAGTGGGCAGCATATAAGGGACAGGGAAGTAGATACTGATGTCTAGGGCAGCCGTGTTAGATACAATTTTAGCCGATCCGGGCTTAATTGCTCTCGGCTTTAATGACACGAATGTCAAGGTCAATTATGACAGCAATCAGCGTCCGTCAGATACTATGTTCATGGTCTTACATTGGGATCAAGAGCAGCCAGGTCTTCGTGGTGATGACACTATTGTATATAAGCCATTCAAGAATCTGATTATATGGATTCATGTCTACAAGGAGTTTTCGACCGATTTCATTCGTATTGATAATGTCATTGATATCCTAGACAGTATTATGACCAGCATGATTCATGTTGATGGCGCTGATGGATACACGGTAAGTTTGGCCGAAGTTGGACAAAGGTCGCGTGATCTACGCGACGACGCTTATCAGACGATATGTCGGTCGGCATCGTATAGAATACTAGACAGGGTAACAGCGCCTGTTTAAGAAAGGAAGCAGTAATGACCGAGCAAAAGGAAACCACTGCAGCCCCAAAGGCAGAGAACAAGCCGCTGCCCAAAGGTGCCCCGCAGCCTCCTGGTGACATCAGGCGTCGTAGTCCAAAGCCGAAACGTGAAGGGCCATTCGTTAAGTACGTCGGGCGGGCTAGTCATAGGAAGATCACCCCGGCTCAATGGAAGACCCTCGACATCGAGTTGCATGACGACAAGGCGACTCATACGTGGAGTGTTGGCAATGACAAGATGATCGAGTCGTCCGAGTTCTCAGATGAGCAACTCGATTATCTGCTCATCGATGACAGGCAGGCAGGCAGTAATGCTCATGCCTTCGTGGAAGTCGATTTCGATGACAAAGGCCAGCTTGTTCAGGTGGTTCCTGAATAATGGCTATGCCCGACTTTGAGCTTGATGACGTAGAGTTACGTTGTCAAGGTGGTCTTCATGGTATCATGAAGGGTGGCTTGCTCGAAGTCAGGTGCAGGCACTGGGCGTGCACACGAGGTGGCGTAGCCTATCATCTGATAGATTTATACACTGGAGAAGTGGTCGAAACTTACAGGTATAAAGACCCAAATAAGGAGACAAAATGACCGGTCCATCCCAATTGGCCACGGCGACGCCTTGCGCTTCTGGTTCATCTGACATTCTCCCATATGGGATCCGTCAGATTCGCCTTACGCCGTACTTGGATGCCCAGGGCACATGCTTAGCGGATGTAAGCTATCCGCTTCCTGTCGCAATGACTCTTGGCTTCTCTGAGACCGAGCAGTACGACGAGTTGCGTGGTGACGATGTTCTGGTCGCCGTTCACGGTCGTGGCCCGCAGGTTGAC